ATACACGTACGGTAATCACAACCACTAGCAGCGGGGCCTTTGTGCTTTACACGGTTACTACGAGCTTGTCAACCACAAGAATGTGGTTGATTCTGGCTTTTCACGGTGGATTTAAGGTGAAGTCATGTTATAATGTAACACTTTAGGAGACAGTTACTGTGATTATATACAGTACGAAAAAATTTCTTGCGGACGCGGACGAGTGGCATAGTTCAAATACTTTTAGGTACTCTTAGGTACTTCGCGTACTATCCAACATCTTACTACTAGTATGCGAACCAGGCTCTCTCATGCACATGTGTAGCAGCGGGGCCTTTGTGTATGTGGGATGAATCTTTGGTTCTTCCTTCACGCAGTCAATAGCTCTATGGGTAAAGGATCCTTTACCTTCACTACTACTATAGTCTTAGCGTGTGTTACTACTAGTGCGTATATGGGATGAATCTTTGATTCTTCCTTCAGGGTTCTTACCTTTGTAGTTCTTACTACTAGTGTTACTACTAGTGTTACTACTACGCTTGTGTGAGCGTGTGTTGTTGTTGTTACTACTAGTGTTGTTTACACCTTCTGCATGTAGGTAGTGTAGTAGTTGACAGAGGCTTTCACGTTCGTGTATGTCTAACTGAGTATTAGTCAGACGTTTGATAATGTCTTGTTTATTCATGTGTGGTTTTAATTATACTTGTTTTAAGGTTTGATATATGTGTCTATTTCAAACTTGCATGTAGGATAGTTGAGTTCGTATTGCTCTAGTGTTAGTTTTGCTTGTGGGAGGGTGTGTATGCCATTTGCTACTATACTATCTGTGTCAAGGTCTATTATTCTGTAACGAGTTTTATTCATTGTGTGCTCCTTAACTACTAGTATTTATTTGTTTCTAGTAGTGAGGTTGAGTTACTGTGGTCCTTCGTCGTCACCTAGGTCTCTAGCATCATCTTTGTCTATAACTCTAAACTTTAGTTTGCTCCCAGTACGGATACTTCCAGGAATACTACTAGTACGAGCAGGTGCTTCTGTGTGTGTGACGCCTTCGCCTTTGAGTCTACTAGTAACGCTACCGTCTGAGTTTTCTGTAACTTCAATTCTAGCACGTTCAATGCCGTGGTACTCTGCTACAAGATCACACATGCTGTATATCTCTTCAGCAGCTTCGTCAGTGGCTTGTAGGTCCGCAGCAATACTTGCTATGTTTAGTAGTTCACCCACTGCCATTTGAATAGCTGCTTGTATTTCTTCATTGGAGAGTTCTTCATCATCATCCCATTCGTCGTTGTTCATATCAAGCTTCCTCAGCCTCAGTCCATTCTATAGTATCGATGTCCCAGCAGTCTTTGAACTCTACTGTGAACACACGCAGCGTTTCAACGTCTTGCAGTTGAACACGTTCTGCTTCTGTGTCGCGCACTTGTATAACTCCTATACCTTCATACTCGCCAGGTGTGCCAGGATGTGCTTGCCCCATGCTGAGAGAGTTTGCTTGTACTGGTGTGCCTTCTTTGTCTAAGAAAGTAGTAGTACGAAAACGACAGCCCCAGCTCTCGCCAGCAGGTATGTCTTTGATATCCATTTGTAGTTACTCCGTTTATGTGTTATACATTTACTTATCGAACCTGCGAACTCAGATAAATATTACTGAACATTAAACGTGTTCCACATCAGGAGATATCCCATGAGTACTTTAAGAAACTTGAACGTTAATCTAGAGTTAGGACAGACCATACTAGTAGGAGCTAATCGTGAGCCAGCACAGATCACGAAAATAGAGTTCCACGAGAAAAGTGGAGAGATAGATATCAACACGACAAAAGGACCTAGAAAGGTTCTCAGCTTTGCCTTGTGCGCTGATGATACGTTTGACAGTTCTGTTAATCCAGCTGACAAATACAGATAAATAACTTTATGAGAATAAACGAACTACTAGAAAGCGAAGAAGAACTTGCGGACTGGGCTGCAACAGCCAGCCTATGTAAGAGCTCAAAGTCAGACAGTGCTATAGGTGCAAGCGCCTTGGCAAGCTGTAAGAGTCAAGGGCTGCGCAAGCGCACTCACAAACGCAAGTTTAAAATCAAAGCCGGTGAGCCAAGACAGAGTGTAGACCAAAAGAAAGTTAGGGGCAAGAAGTACGGTGGCCCAATGCCTTTCTATGGCAGCGGCCCTGTTAAAAGCGGCAGCAAGAGCAAGAAGAATTAACATTGCAAATACGCCCAGGTAGTTTACTTATAGCACACCCTGTTCATTCCCATCCTAATTGCGGAGAGCAAGTTGTATACATCACGGATAGCAATCCCAACAGTACTACTGGGTTAATACTCAACAATCTCAGTGGGTATGATCTTAAAGAAATAATGGCAGATAAAAACATTGACTGGTATGGCGACAACAGGTTATTCATTGGCGGCGACAATAACGAATCAGCAATGATTATGTTACATACTGACGAATGGTATAGTTCAAACACTATACAGATCAACGATCATTTATGTATGAGTTCAGATGACTTAATGATGGAAAAGCTAGAGATGGGAAATGTACCTGAATGGTATAGATTATTTTTAGGCTTTGAAGGATGGGACGCACTTGATTTAGAGCATCAGCTTCGATCACGTAAGCCAGAATGGCTACTGCTATCTAAACCCAGCCAAGCACTTATAGAACTAGCTGACAAGAGCTTGTGGCACAATGCTGTCGCAGAGTATAGCCAAGACGTATTCGATACTTATTTCTAAACGTATAAGTATTTGTATGATATACAAAATTATAGCAGTTTTAACCCTTATCCTTATAGCCCTACCAGCCAATGCAAAGCAAATGAAGTTCATCGGCGTACAAGATTGTGGACCCGTTAAACAAATAACACAAAATACAGTTGTGAACTGGGGCGAGAAACCCCTAATACGAGCACAAGGTGTACAGTTTGGTCCTGAAGGAACCAAATATGAAAGCGCCATGATGTATTTTGTTAACCAAGACACCGGAACTTGGAGTTTGATAGCATTATACCCAGACAGTGTTGCATGTGTAATTGCAGCAGGAACAAAGTTTACACCTTACTCACAATAATAGGATTATCCCTTGGGTCAAGTATTATTACTGAACGCAGATGCACAACCTGTAAGCTATTTGCCACTCAGCGCAATCGCGTGGAAAGAAGCGATTACATACCTATGGCTTGACAAAGTTCATGTGCTAGAATGGTATGACGATTGGATGGTGCGCAGTGAGAGTTGGGAGACTCGTGTGCCAGCAGTAATGATGCTCAAGACTATGCAGAAGCGCAAACACAAGCCACGTTTTTCTAAAGCTAATTTGTATGTGCGTGACTTGTATACTTGTCAGTATTGTAACACACCCTACACTAAAAGCAATCTAACACTTGACCATGTGATACCAATCAAACTAGGCGGTAAAACTAACTGGACAAACATTGTAGCAGCTTGTGGGCCATGTAATAATCGCAAAGGCAGTGAGACTCGTATGAAACCTATTAGGCAACCATACGCACCAGACTATTACGATCTAGTTAACAGGCGCAAGCAATTAGATATGTCAATGGCACATCCTAGTTGGAGTGCTTACCTTTAGTCATAACCTGGATAACTCCAAGCAATTAGATAAATAAAAGTGTAGTCCACAGTGCTAGAACACTTGACTACTTTATCGTCTTGGAGGACAACAACATGAATATTTATTACGTCTATCAATACCTACGTGAAGATCAGACACCTTACTATATTGGTAAGGGCAAAGCTAATCGCATTAACGAAGGACATAGACTACCGTTACCTATTACAGAACGTAGAGTTATGATTGCAGAGAATTTATCTGAGCAAGCAGCATTTGATTTAGAAATAGAGCTAATTGCAAAGTATGGCCGCAAGGACTTAGGCACAGGCATCCTGCGTAATCAAACAGATGGCGGCGATGGTACAAGCGGATCAATACGTACTGAAGAATTTAAGCAAGCACAGAGCAAGCGTATGAAGCAGTCTAATGCCAAGCGTAAGCAAGAGGGCTGGAAGTATCCTGACAGTGCTAGTCAAATACATCGAGAAAGACAGCTAGGTGTACCTAAGCCTAAAGAATGGGTAGACAATGTAGCAGCAGCATTAAACAATCGTACTGAAGAAGAGAAAGCTGACTGGAAGGCAAAGATAAGTGCAGCCAACAAAGGTAAGAAGCGTAGTGCCGCAGATAATTTAGCTAAGAGTTTAAGACTGAAGGGTGTAATACGTCCTAAGACAGAATGTTGTGGGAAGATGTATGATCCAGGTAACTTGTCTCGTCATAAAAAAGGGCAACTAAAACATAAGTGTCAGCTGCCCTAATTACTTTATAGTAAGCGTATTACTTTAACCAAGCAATCTTTTTGCCTAGTTTAACTCGTTTGGCATGTTCTTCATGTGATCCGGGGAAGCGCCAAGCCCATCCGGCCACAAGAATCATGAACAATCCGCTCCATAGTACAGCTTTAGGATTACCTGTAGTAAACCAAAGTACTGCTACACTTGACGTCATTGTTATCAACATAAAGTATTTGAATTTAGTTGGGAAGACTCGCTTCTCAGACCAGCCACGTAGGAACGGGCCAAATAGTTTATGATTCATTATGTAGTTGTGCATACGATCGCTTGATTTAGCAAAACAATATGCTGCACCTACTGCTGGTGTGCTCCATGGAAGTCCTGGAAGATAGATGCCGATAAATGCGACAACTAACAATAGACAGCCTAAGCTGAACCAAAATGCTTTTTTAATGTTCATTCATTACCTCTTTTAATGCTTTAATTAAATCTTCTATCATACCGTCTGTATGAAAGGGAGTAGGAGCAAAGCGTAATCTCTCAGTCCCTTCTGGAACCGTTGGAAAGTTTATTGCTTGTGCATATATTCCATGGTCATCTAACAGTGCATCGCTAATAGCTTTACACCTTTTAGCATCTCCGATAAGCAATGGTACAATGTGTGTTGTTGAACACGGCATCGGTTCTAGTCCTGCTTTGATCATACGATGTTTTAGTTTGCGAGCACGTTCTTGATGTGCTTCACGGAGTTGATTATTATCACGCAAGTATTTGATAGAAGCAAGCGCACCGGCTGCCATCACTGGACTTGAACTTGTCGTAAAAATAAAGCCTGAAGCAACAGAACGGATAGCGTCTATGACGTCTGCGCATCCTGCGATGTATCCGCCCTGCACTCCAAAAGCTTTTCCTAGGGTACCATTTACAATATCTACACGCTCTTGCAGGTTTAGTTTCTCGAGATAGCCTGCTCCTTGTTCTCCGTATAATCCTACGGCATGAACTTCGTCGATGTACGTCATTGCCCCATACTGGTCCGCTAGGTTGCAAATGTCGAGGGCAGGCGACACATCTCCATCCATGCTATACACGGACTCGAACACAATACACGGTGTTCCTGAGACATTCTTTAGCTTGTCCTCTAGGTCGATCATATCATTGTGCTTAAAAATAACCTTGTCAGCACCACTGTGTCTTATCCCCTGGATTATAGAGGCGTGATTATTCGAATCACTAACAAACACAATATCGGGAATGATTTGTTTTAGAGCGACCAAACTCCATTCATTTGCAACATATGCACTAGAGAAGAGGAGCGCACTTTCTTTGCTATGCAATAATGCAAGCTCGTGCTCTAATGCTACATGATAGTGTGAAGTGCCACCGATGTTTCGGGTGCCACCACTGCCAGCGCCAGTTTGATCCAATGCAGTGTGCATTGCATCTATGACTATTTTGTTCTGGCCCATTCCGAGGTAATCATTTGAGCACCAGTTACAATCTCTTTGATTGCATACTTTCCGTACCAAATAGCTTTAGGAAACTTTCCGCGTTCTCTGAGTATATCATTGAATACACGGTACTTGCCTTCCTGTTTGAGCTTTTCAAGTGTTTGTTGGAATGGTTTTATATCTATCATAAGCATATTTAACTAAATATTGTATAGGAGAATACAAACATGGCGACAATCACTTGCAAAGGACTAACAGGCGTAGTATTTGACTTAACGGTTACGTTTGGTACAACAACAATGAACGGACTTACAGCCCTTGCTCAAGCAGTTGAAGGCGCACCTATTACAACAGCAATGTATGGTGAAATTTCATTGTATGATACTCCGAGTATTAATCAAACTAATGATGGTGCAAAGACATTAACAGCAGCAGGATTAGAAGAAGGTAGTGCAGTCCTGTGTACACCATTAAAGACTGGCAACAAAGAAGAACGTCAAGAGCAAAAGGGTGCTATTGCTAGTGCAAAGCGTAAAGGATTAGCAGCAGCCGATACTGATGCAGTTTATTACAGAGCAGCAAACACATTCAATAAAAACAGACTTCCTAACCCTTATGAAGTAAATGCATATAATGCAGACGATGATGAGAATACAGGTGCATTAGCAGTAAGTCGTCCCTGGACATAAGATTAAGCCCTAACACTGTTTCCAATGCTAGGGCTTGCTTGTTTCTCTAATGTATCACCGGACTATGTCCTGACGTTTTTTACTCTTTATTATTATTTTGGCTTGTTACCGTTAACAAATTCAATAAACTTGTTTGCAGCTTCTAATACTTCTTCAGTACCAGGTACTACTTTACGTAACAATGTTATTTATACACTTTAACGTGCATAAAACACCGTTTAGAGCTGAAAAAGGCAGGTTTTTACAATACATTTGCAAATACCCGTTATGCGTTTGCTGCATACCGTAATATTCGCTTGACAAATACTAAACATAGTTGTAGTATAAATAATCAGTAGACAACGTCGAGTCTACCTTTAACGTGAGCGATGTGGTAAAGACATCAAGATAGAAATAACTAATGACTCGACGTATAACAGTGTGATTAAAACTGACATACGCTATAATTTTTAACTTGACTTATATTACAATGGTGTTATAATTACAGTATGAGAATAGGAATTGCAGGATACGGGTTTGTTGGCCAAGCGCATCACAATGCTCTAAAAGACTATTTTGATATATTGATTAGTGATCCAGCACTAGGACACTTTGACGATTTGCGCCACGCTGATGCAATCATTATATGCGTAAGCACTCCAGACGACAATGGCAAGTGTGACATGAGTAATGTGTATGATATTATTAATAGCAACTTAGATGTTCCGTTTTTAATTAAAAGCACAATCAGCTTAGAAGGATGGGACGAACTAATGCTATCGCATCCCAACAGTAACATTACATTTAGTCCAGAGTTCCTACGTGCAGAGACGGCTCTAAAAGACTTCGCTAACACAAAAGAACTACTAATGGGCGGCAGCAGTTTATCATACTGGGCAGAGATATTCATTAAGGCAATGGGTAACATAACTGTTAGGCACTGCCCGCCAAGAGAACTAATACTTACAAAGTATTTCCGTAATGCATTCCTAGCAACTAAAGTTGCTTTCTTTAATCAAATACACGACTTATGCGAAGCTACTGGCACTGACTATGAACATGTTAGACGTAGTATTAGTGATGATCTTCGCATAGGCAACAGTCACACACGAGTAACACCCAACAGAGGCTATGGCGGACACTGCTTTCCTAAAGATGCCAAAGCTATTACCTACAGTGCAGGACTACACGATGTAGATCTTAGCATTCTCCAGGAAGCAATTAACTATAACAATAACATTCGAGAGGACATAGATTGAAAATGAAGATCATCGCCGGTAACGCTAATCCAGCATTAGCGCAAGAAATTGCGGACCATTCGTTTGCTCCGCTAGTACCGAGTTCCATTAAGACATTCGCCGATGGTGAAATAAATGTAGAGTTTCTAGACAACATCCGTGGAGAAGATGTGTTTATTATACAAAGTACATCAACTCCTGTTAATGATAGTTTAATGGAACTGTTAATTATGATTGATGCTGCAAGGCGCTCAAGTGCCAAACGTATTACAGCAGTTATTCCTTACTTTGGATATGCTAGACAGGATCGTAAGAGCGCCAGTAGGACCCCTATAACAGCAAAACTAGTTGCTAACTTGCTTACAACAGCAGGAGCAGATAGAGTGCTTACAATGGACTTACACGCTGGACAGATTCAAGGCTTTTTTGATATCCCAGTTGATGACTTAACAAGCCGTTTGGTATTTGCTAAAGATATTAAACGTAATGTCATTATTGAGGAAGGTACAGTATTTGTAAGCCCTGATGCTGGTGGTGTTGTTCGTGCTAGAAAGTTTGCAGACATGTTCCACGCAGACATTGCTATAGTAGACAAGATGCGACCATCAGCAGGCAAAAGCGAAGTTATGAACTTGATAGGCGATGTTAAAGGTAAACACGCTATTATGGTTGATGATATTATTGATAGCGGAGGCACACTATGCAATGCAGCTAAAGCAATTATGGATGCAGGCGCATTGTCAGTTCGTGCATATATTACACATGGTGTACTAAGTGGCGAAGCATGTGAGAAGGTTGAAAAAAGCCAGCTTACAGAACTAGTAATTGCAGACACAATAAAAGACCGCTGTCCTAAAAACTGCAAAAAGACACGACAGGTTAGTGTCGCGCCTTTGTTTGGTGAAGCAATTCGTCGTATAACTAACGAAGAGTCAGTTAGCAGTTTATTTGGATAACAGGAATGATAACTGATATGACAAATGGTAAATGGGCTATTATGGTTTGTTTGACTACCGATCAAGACGACTGGTTGTTCATTACAAAAGACAACGGTAAATGTAATATGTTTAATATAGAACCAATAGTATTTAATGATATTAACAAAGCATTAGATTATGCTAATATATTTTCTATTCCTGGAAAGGAACACAACGTAAAGGTAGTAAGTTATGACTATGCCGAATGAAAGAAGGAATGCTGTTAACTATACTAGACAATTTCTAGTTGACTTACTGGATCCTACGAAGACACCACGAGTACCGAGTGCTGTACGAAAAGAAGCATATCGTTGCCTAAAGCATTACCCAGGCGAATATCATATGGAAGAAGCTGAAAAGCAAGCACCTAAAATATTTGGAGAATGGGATGATTAGTTATAGCACAAACATGATGGGTCCTTGGCATACGAGTTGGTATACTGAAAGAGGACTTACTCACAAAGCAACTCACACAGTGACCTCTGACATCATCAAAGGATACTCTCCTGGTGACACAATAGAGTATGATGAAATAACCACACATTATGCTGGTGGTAGAATAGATATTCGTGGCGTTCCAGATGAACCATATGGTTTCGAATATGGTCTAGCGGTGATGCACGGTGAGGATTGGAACGCATTAAGTGAATGGTTAGATGATTTTGAGTCTAAAGAGCTTGTATCAAAAGACTCTCTCATAGAACAATTTGAAAATGATTATGGTAAAAAGATAAGGTGGTGGAAGAACTAATGAAAGTTAAAATAGGACCATACCCGACACATCGTTGGTATCACAACTTCCTGTATAAGTTGGGAATTAAAAACGAGCCTAAAGTGTCTGTTCATATAGATGACTTTGATACCTGGAGTATGGATCATACCCTTGCTCCTATTATCCTACCTATGCTTGTACAGTTACAAGAAACTAAACATGGTGCTCCAATGGTAGAGATGCTAGATGTACCAAAAGAACTTCGTGCTACTAAAAAACAACTAGCCGCATATGGTAAAACAGGCGATGTTGATCCTCATCACTTTGAACGTTGGGATTGGATCATGGGCGAAATGATTTGGGCGTTCGAACAAAAGTGTAAAGATGATTGGCAAGGTGACTATTACGAGTATAGAGAAATGGGACCAGAGGAATCTAAAGATCCTACCAGTCTATTTGGATTGAAACTTGTATGGGAAGATCGTGACGGTGCAAAAGCACACCAAGAACGCATGACAAACGGCTTCAAACTGTTTGGAAAGTACTACGAAAACCTTTGGGATTAATCTAAGTTTTTTAAGTGATGGATGTACTCAACTATTGAATGATCGCTAAAGTTATCAATCTTGCCTTGCTTGATGCCCATCCACATGCCACGCCATCTGTCTTTAAACATTTGCCAGCCTGTGGGTGTGCGTTTATTACCGTATGCATTAATGTAATGCTGAGTGCCACAATGTTTGTATCCCATTATAGCAAGAGGAACAGTAGTGACGATGTCATTATTGTTTCTCCATCTATGATGTACAACTCCTAAACTTTTTGCATATGCATGCCAGCCTACACGCGGACATCCGTATGTATACAGCTCAATAGGATCGTTAAGATCTTTGTTAAACTTTGCTCTTGAAGACATAATAGTTGCCATTCCAGCACCTAAGCTATGTCCACAAAACCAAAGTGTTTTCTTCATGTTAACAGGACGAGCAATGTCTTCAACTATCATTGGCCATAAGTCATCTACTTGTTGTTTGAATCCTCTGTGTACTCTGCTAATTGTTTCTGCTTTAACTGGAGTTGCTTTTAGGTCTGCCGCTATATCAGCAAATTCACTAGGTTGCGTACCTCGACATGCAATTACTAAGTCTATCTTGTTCATCAAGCGATATGCCTGAGCCCCTTCCTTGTCATAATATTCCACAGTTGTAAAGCCAAGTTGTTTTGCTTGACGTTTTACTTCTTTTATGTTACTATATGCTATGCTTGATAACTTAGCAAACAGTAAGGATCGTTCATTGAAACTCAAATCTTTAATTGACATTTAGTGTCCTCCCGGTATACTAATATTTATAAACAAAGTCTACTAAATACTGTATAGGAATTTTAAATCATGAAAAAACGTACCAGAAGTATACTTGATGAACTTAATAATGTCTACGGACGTAGAGATAACGACCATCTTATCGACGCGACAGCTAACAACATCATTGAAAGTGCCATTAACTTATTAAGTAGGATACATTCTACATATGATGTAGATACTGCTGGCGAACTAGAACGCAGACTTATTAACAGTATTAAATCAAACGACCCACGTAAATTTAAGCGTAGCATGAATAGAATAATAGAGAGTAAGAAAAATGATTCTTAAAGAAGGCGGCAACATATTTAAGACTGAGCAAGGTGCCATTACTCAGCGCATTGCAACTAAAGATGTACAGGCTTCGATTGACTTTATTGAAAAGATCACAGGCTTAACATATGACGAAGAAGATTGGTTAGGCACAACTGGCAAGAAAGAGAACGCAGACGGCAAGTTTGAAAATAACTCATCAGGTGATTTAGACTTAAACACAGACTCAAGCAAAATTAGCAAAGCGCAGCTAATTAAAAAACTTAGTGTATGGTTAAAGAGTCAAGGCGTTAATGACGCTGAGATTATGAATCTAGGTAAAGTAGATAACAAAAGAATAAACGGTGTTGCTGTTGCTAAAAATGACGGCTGGATCAAAGACGCAGGCGATCAAGTACACTTCCGCACACCTATTGCAGGCAGCGACAAGAATGGATTTGTTCAAACAGACTTTATGTTTACAGACGATCCAGTACATCAACGCAATGCAAAGCGTGGCGGTACAGATCAGTTTGGCGGTACAGACAGAGCTATCCTACTATCAGCTATTGCAAGAGGACGTGGAGTAAAGTTTAGTCCTAAGTTTGGCGTAGTTGATCCTAATGATGGCGACAAGATTATTAGTAACGATTGGAATAAAGGTATTCCAGAATTATTGTTAGGCAAAGGCGCTACAAATGCCGACACGCATACTGTAGAAACTATGCTTGCAAAGTTAAAGAACGATCCAAACTACGAACAGCTAATTGCTCCGTGGAAAGAAACAATGGAAAAGTCTGGCAAAGAAGTACCTGAGTCTAAAACACCAACTGGATACAAAACACTAGAAGACAAGCAACTTGCACGTATTAAAGAGCTAAGTGGCAACATGCTAAACAGTTCAGTAATGGTATCAGGAAGCTTTATAAGATGAGATACCAAGAGTTCCGAACAGTATTAACTGAAGCAGTATTAACTGAAGAGTTTAAAGGTCGCGAGTATAATCACCTAGAAGATCTTGTGTTTGTTAAAGGCTCAGCAGGAGCAGTAGAAGCAGCAGACATTCTAGACAAGCTAGGCACTGACAGCAGTGATGTTGCAATCAAGTGGGACGGCAATCCAACTATCTATTGGGGACGCGAGCCAGACGGCGAGTTTGTTCTAGTAGGTAAAAATGGTTGGGGACGCAACAAGTCAACAAGCGCAGATGATCTATCACGCTTTATACAAAATTCAGGCAAGGGTGTAGAAGAACAACCTTGGCGCAAGGACTTCGGCGAAGAAATGGCAGAAGTGTTTGAACTAATGAAATCAGCAACTCCTGGAAGCTTCCGAGGATATGTTTATGGCGACTTGCTATACAGTCCACGCAAGCCTTTTACAGCAACTAAAGGCGCAGTAGAATTTGAACCAAACTTGGTTAAGTACACAGTTGATACGAATGGCCAAATAGGTGGGCGCATAGCGAACTCAAAAGTTGGTGTAGTAGTTCACACAAAACTTGAAGAGTTTGGTTCAAAGTCTGCAACACCTATTAAAGATGTAAAAGAACTTAACAGCAATGATGTAGTAGTACTAGGGCAGACATATGTAACACATCAGCCTAAAGTTGACACATCAGAAGTTAAGAGTATCAGAGCTACAGCAGCAAAAACTGCCCAGTTAGTTGATGCATTTCTTGCTCCTGTTCAAGGACTAAGTGATATGAAGAACATCATTTATACATACGTTAACCATATGACACGCACACAGCAATTAAAGAATATTGAAAATGGTTTCTTTGACTGGCTAGGTGCATCAAAGGTAAGTACTAACAAGCAAGCAAAGATTGCAGATATGAACACAGCAAGTCCTAAGGCATTGCCTGCATTGTTTGGTCTTGTAAAACAGATCATGACTGTAAAGGATCATATTATTGATCAGTTAGATAATGCTCCTGCTGATGTAACAGCAACAACAAAAGGTGAGAAGGGTGGCGAAGGATACGTTGCTCTAGGATCAAAGACTAAACTAGTGCCGCGTCAGCGTTGGCAACCAAATTAAGGAATAGACAATGAAAATTAATGAAGTAACAGAAGTCCAGTATGATGGTTCGGATTATGCAAGGAAAGTTATTGCTCCTTTAGGACAAAAGATGAATCGACTAGGTCACGGCACTGGCGAACACGGTAGTCTTAAAGGTATGACTGACGACGAACTAAGACGCTTAGATGACCTTTTAAAAGTTGGCGATATATTAGCTGCTGTTGGAACATCATTTGGTCCACACGATCCAGGCAAGCCGCTACCAGGCATGCAGCCTAAAGACTCTCTTGCAAAAATGTTTGCAGAAGTTGCTAAGAAGGCTGGAGTTGAAGTTTCTAAAGTTAAAGAGCTTATTAAATTCACACAAGATGCAGAAGACGTTAAACCTAAAATGGCAGAGCCAGCTAAAGCTGACGAGCCAGAAGATGACGAGTTTGCAGCACCTGCTGATGATGATAGCGCAGCAGATAAAGCAGCAAGATTAGCAACACAGTAATGACTGACAAGTTTACGGCAGCACAATGGGCAGAGATAGATGGCGGACATGAAGTGCCGCCAGTACAAGAGGAATCATATTCTTTCTTAAGAGATCTGCAAGAGTCGCGCATGACCAAAGATAATGGCAATGCTAAGAAGTTGACTTACACTGACTGTGGTGAACGTATGTATCTAACACTGTTGGCTTTGGAAACAATGCGACAGTATCCAGACTTTAAAGCTTACGTGCAACGTTATGCAAAGAAGACAGCTGGCTTTGAGCAATACAAAATGTATCGCATTATGGGTACTGATCTCTACAACTTTACATATTTCCTTGTAGGAGACAGTGGCGCACAGGATAAGCTTAAAGATCCTGAGTCAGCAAAGCGTATGCGAGCTAGTACAAAGTTACCAACGTCTGCTATTAATAGATACATTAACGCAGTTGCACAAGGTAAAACTCCAGTGCAATTAAACAATATGTTTCAAGCAATTGAATCTGCACTTAAAGTTAGCAACAGTGACTACAAATCAATACGTAGAAACTTAATGAACTTTGCACGTTTGACCAAAGCAGAGAAGCGTTTAATATCCACACGCCTTATCTATGCTGTTCGTGCTAAACTACGCAGCTCAGACATCATTGAGGACTTTGAAAAGTTTGCAGCAATTAAGAACTTAGAAAAAGCAAGTGTAATAGATCCAGAACCAACTATATCAACGCCTGACCTAAGTACTACAGGCGCCGAACTAGCATTGTATAGATATCTAGTAGGAGACAGGAACTTAGCACTTACTAAGAAGTTCCTAGAGCAAGCCAAGGACGGTAAAGCAGCAAGTGCAAACATGGTTGCAGCCTACTTACCAGCTATTAAAATGATAGATGATATTGTAAAAGCGGGTCCAGGAGCAGTTCAACAGCTACGAGCAGTGCATAAGAGAGCTAAACGATCCTAACAACCGGTGCTTTTTTTAGTAAGATGATAAATAATATTATACAAGTAAGAAGAGAATCTTACTTTACCATTAGAACCCAGGAGAATATAAAATGGCATCAGTAACAACAAACGCAACAGCAAAAGCAGGTAACGGTTTAGGTCCACGTACTAGAATCATTAACGCAGCAAAAACTAACATGACTCAAGAAGAATTTGACGCATTAGTACTTTACGTGTCAGCAGGTGACGTAGCAGGAACTAACGATGCACATACTATCACAGGTATTAGTGTATTAACAGAATCAGGCGTGTTTACAGGCGGAACAACTGATGACGTGCAAATTGCAATTCAAGGCACAGGCGTACTAACAGCAGCAGCTGACTTTGGTATCGGCACCACTGGTATTACAACTACGCTAATTGCTGAGTTTATTGACTAAATTCTAACTACCTTAGAATCGTGATATACGGCCGCAAGGCAGGCGTCACACTAAACAGTCACTTTAACGAGTGACTGTTTTTTTATGACTTAAATACTATATGAGATTTATAATACATACATTAGTAGATATAACCGAGACCGGTAGTCGACGCGGCGAAGATCCTAAACAGTATCGACAGCAGCAAAACTTCCTTACTGTGATGCAAACAATTGGGTTAAGAGTTAATCCAGAATACATTGGATCGCCTACAATCATTAGCGAAGTACCTAGTAAATTAGGGTTAGGAACATCATTTAAAACTAAACAAAGCGTGTGGAAATACGCTTTTGATATGGAATTTAGAGACGCACTAGATGTTGAAACACTAGTAAATGACTTTGATTTAATACCAATCATTACAAAGTTAGATGAAACAGCAGAGTTTGATAATGCACATTTTCTTACCAAAGATACCGCTAAATGCAACATATTTTTTGAAATTGATGATAAATAACTTTGTAGCCTAAAAAACTACCAGGCATTTTAAATCACACATCAAGGCTAACTTAGAGTTTACTTACAGAATACAACCTACGATAAGACGGGTTTTGAGGATTTATAATGCCAAGTACTACCGAATTAGAAAGAAATAATCTAGAAGCACATGTTGACTTATGTGCAATACGCTACGAACAATTAGACGAGCGCCTTTCTAACGTAGAAACAAAGATAGACACATTACATACTGTAATTAGTACAGGTCAGCAATCAATGACCAAAGTTATTATTGGAGCAGCAGGCACAATAGTAACAGGACTATTATCAACCATCATTGTAATTTTATTACAGTAACCTTCCACTCACGATAAATAACTATATGTTATTACGTGAGTTTTTTATTGATCCAACAGAAGCAGACCTAGAAGAAGGTCAAACATGGGCACGTTCTGGAAAGAAGGTTGTTCGCAAGTATCGTTGTTCAAGTGGTCCCCGCAAAAATAGAGTTGTTGCTAAGATGGCACAGTGCTTTGCAGCGCCTGACATTAAAAAGCGTATGGCTTTTAAGAAGACTAAAGCTAGACTCGGCAGCAGGATGATACGCAAAGCTAAAAAGACTAAGCGCATTAATCCAGCAAGTAAAAGAGTACAAGCTCTTAACCGTAAGAGAAGATAGATGTTATTACGTGATCTATATAACGACATTATTGAAGAAGGTGTCACAACTATCTTTGGCAAGAGCGGAAACAAGACTGTTCGCAAGTATCGTTGCACAACTGGCACTCGTAAAGGACGTATTGTTGCAAAGCCTGCAACTTGTAATGCTCCTAAGAATATGAAAGCGTCTAACACACTTAAACAAACTAGACGCAAAAAAGGTTCAACTATAGGCATTAAGGCTAGTAGAACTAAAAGAACAAATCCAGCAAGTCAAAGATTAAAACGATTAAATACTGGGCGCAGGACAATAAGCAAGACTAAGCGTAGAGGAAGTAGAATATGAAAATCTTTGAATTAGGAATACCTGCAGACGCTCAAGGTACAGCGGCAGTTGGAGTTGCTCCAGTAAATGTTGCTGGCACACCTGCTGCTAAACCTGGACAACCTACGCAAAAACCTGGCGAAGAAATGGGACAACCTGATCCTAATAGTCCTGAAGCACAAAAAGCAAAGCAAGAGCAAAAGAAAGCAATTCAAGTACAAATTAAAGCTACACAAGATCAGCTGAAAACATTACAACAGCAGTTACAGTCAATTAAATGAAAATTAACGAGCTTATCATTAAAAACACTTATAAGACCAATGAGGAAAAACAACTCTTGGCAAGTATTGATGAGCCGCGTCCGCTTGGAGCATTTCCAGAGCGTGAACAAACCATTATCAACAATCTAATTCGTAAGAGTATAATAAGTAAAGTACAACACAATGGGACGATAATGGTGATACGGAATGATAACTGAAAAGCTTTTAAATGACCTTGAAGAAATTGTTAATAGAGGACTTGAAGATAGTGCTATCCCTCATCAACGAGGAAATAGTATTAGGATCAAGCATGTCATTATACGTAAGAGTCCTAAAGGCTACTTGATATATGACGCTAAAGAGAATAAACAAGTAGTAAGAACCTACTTTAAGACTACAGCAGTTGCTATTGCTAAGAATCTTGCACAAGGTAAAGACATTACTGAACAAGCAATGGAGTTTGACGGCACAATGTTAAAACATTACAATGATGCTATCTTTTATAAGCATGCAATACGTAATACAACAGATGATGCAAAGAAAGAGATAAGAGAAACTAGGTTAGATGTTGCTATACAGGAATCACGACGTGTGCGCAGCCTTTTAGACCGTTATATTTTTTGTTAGTGATAAATATAATATAGAACACAACACCTATCAACAGGAAGAGTAAAATGCAAATTAGAGAATTTTCAGCGCCGGTAACGGCTGCAAAACTAAACGAAAGCCTAGCTAAACGCTTTGGTTCAAAAATCAACATCGACGAGTTTACTACAGAGCAACTTCAAGACGCTCGTAACAAACTACGTACCCAAGTATTTAATGTAGAAACAACTGAAAGCTTTGATGCTGTCCAGCAAAAAGGACACACTAAGAACAAATTGTTCCTAGACGTACTTAACGCTGCACTCCATGAGCGTGACGATGTTGCTATCGCAATTGACGAAGCTATTGAGCAAGTTAATGAAGGCGAAGAAGACAAAGCAGAACTAGTAATGGCAGCTAAGGACATGGTTGATCGTGTTACTGGTTGGATGGAAGACACAGCAGAAATGCAAACTGAATCCATGCTAGAACTAGCTGATGCAATCCGGGACGAAATGGGCAGCGAATCAGCTGAAGCATTTACAGCAGTAGTTAAACCAGCACTAGAAGCAATGTATGGCGTAATGGAAACAACACGTATTGCACTAACAGGCGGCG